ACCTTTAGATTTCTGCCATCTTCAAGAGCAACAAGATAGCCGGTATCAATGTTAAGACCCATAAGATACGTTTGTAACTGTAGGTAATAAGACGGTGGCACGCCACCAGCCCATTGCTTACTGCTCCAGCCGCTAATTGTCTTAATCTCAATAATAGCTTCCACATTTTCCAAGTTAATTCTACCATTGCGTATTCTTAAATTTTTTGATGTTATTTGTAATCTGTCTGGAGAGAAGAATAAGTGTGGGTAATCAGGATTCACAACGTATCCAACAGGCTCGTACAAATTGCGAACCTTAGTACCTGCCTCGTGATTCCTAAGCATACTCTCATCATCTCCATCCCAATACTCAAATATCTCAGCGACAGTCTTTTCCAAGATAGTCCCCATAAACATAGGAATGTTCGGATCCACCTTCTGTGGAATTAAACCAATCTTCTGATAATATAGTTCTGCTGGTGATTTCCAAGAGTTAACACCCATCAGGGTACCAATCTCTGAGGCCCCAAGACCACGAGAGCGGAATTGCAACCACTCATCGTATGCCTTGTCCTTATTGATTTGAATTATCTCAAGACCCATTCCTCAAACTTTTCAGCTGTTTCTAAAGTTAAATCTGTCAAATCTTTAACACTGAAATCTGTTTGGAGTCTAGGAATAATTGCCTCGACCAATAAAACGGCACTTTTCAAAGAAGACTGCCGAATTATAGAACGCTGTTCCTGCCCATAATGTTTCATATGAGCAGGTTCAACTTTCGCACCGATTTTATTAGCTAGTGCCATATCGTGTACGCCTCTTGACATTAGAATGGAAGATCATCATCGTCAGGAAGATTGCTGTTTACAGCGTAGTCCTTAACGATATCGTTTGGAACAGCAGCAGCCAAGGTAGCAGAAAACTCATTTACCCTGTCTACACGATAAGCCTCAACCTCAGACCAATCAACAGAGATTACCTCTCCTTTTTTGTTCTTTAGTTCTTCGGGAGAAGGAACACCTTCTTGACCTACTTTGAATGACCATTTGATAATCTCTCCGTTCTGTTTCAAGAACAAAGCAGATCGCTTCTTATCATCAACGATTTTCAAAGAAGGAATAAATTCCACCTTCTGATGAGGATTCAAAGCACCGCAACAATGTGCAAAAGCAATGAAATAAGAAGTCTGCTTACTAGTAGCCTCTTCGCCTTTCATCTTAATTTGCAATTGATACATCTGGTCATCTTCCAAATTGATACACAAATCTGTGCCATACTTGTGTTCCCGGGTACTAATACCACGGATGAAACCTTCTACTGAGTCGAACAAGATGTACTTTTCGCCTTCTTTCTTTGCAATCTTACCTTCTCTGATGGTAAGATAAACTAACGGGGTTGTTTTTTCTTTTAAAGCCATAACTATTGTGAGGCGAATATACTATATTACTTTGTAATTTCAAATTTTTTTTGTAAAATTGTAGAATATTATGAACAACGAATTAAAAAGCAGGGTGCTTGATTTAAAAGCAAAGTTAAAGCGTGGCGATATGGCTCGTATCGTGGATAGAACTTCTCGTCTAGGCGTGCAGAAGTACGATGTCTACAATATTCTGAATGGTAAGTCTCTGATTGACCAACAGAAGTTAATTATCGTTATGCGTGAAGTGAAGAAGTGCATTGAGGAAAACGAAAGATACCTACAAGAGTTTGAAATGAAGATTTCAACCTAATGACTTTTGACGAACTAGAACAGAAAATAGTCGGTATCAAAAAGAGAGGACTAAATATTCTAGTTGAAAACGAACTGATTACCAAGGTTAGGAAAGAATACTATGACACGCAAATCAATAAAAAGGTTGAACACATATCGCACCGATTCCGGGAAAATGTATTCTTTCTTAACAAAATCCACAAAGAGAACTGTTCGGCCCAAAAGATTAAACATTATATGGGTGTTGATATCGATATCAGCATCAATAAAGTGCTTTATGAACAGAAGGCGTTGTACTCGCTGAAGCACGCCTACATCATTTCTGAATTCTTCGGGCTTCCCGTAGAGTTATTATTATTTCAGGACCTAGAGCCAAATTATGAAATCCTCTCAAGAGAGTACGGTAATCTTTTCAAACAAGATAGAAATTAAACCTTTGTCGGTTAATGAAGCCTGGCAAGGTAGGCGATTCAAAACCGAGAAGTACAAAAACTACGAGAAGTTACTTCTTTTCAGTTTACCACCATCCAAAACCAATTGGGATAAAATCCCCATAGAGCTCACCTTATCCATCGGATTCAGCAATGTGGCATCTGATATCGATAATGCTGTCAAACCTTTCATAGACGTGCTACAGAAGCGTTACAAGTTCAACGATAAGTATATCTTCCGACTGATTGTAGAAAAGGAAATGGTGACCAAAGGGAAGGAGTTCATCAAGTTCACGATAAAAAAATTTTCAAAAGATTGACTTTTTTAAGAAATCGTATTATGTTTGTACCGCAGTTGATACTTTTTGATGGGGGTATGTATTGATCGACTGTGTGGGGATGAACGAGAAAGTGCTCTTGGAAATCACAAAAACCACTACCACCACCTGAACCAATTTTCGCAAAGCTTTTTTTTAAGGCTTTAAAGGAAAGGGGGGAAAGGGGGGTATGGTTTAAACGGTGGTTCACCCAAGAAGAGTGCACACACTGAAACGAAGATGTCCAGATACTACGAACAAGGACGTAAGAATATCTAAATGCCCTAATTGTGTTTTATCAGTATTTATTACTAAATTTGTAAGTAATGGCATTTAGTATAACTAACCAACCAAGTCAATTTTTATCAGAAAGTGATAAAAACAAGATTTGGTACAAGGAGAATCTTCAGTTCATTATGTCTCATTTCAATAAGAGACACGATCGCATTTCTCGTATTAGAAAAAAGGATGATTTAGAAAATCCTATTGATGAAGTGGTGAGAATGTTTACCTACTACTTAGGGAGACAATACAACAAAGATTATTACTACACAACTCAAGACCAAAATTCTTGTGATCTACCAACAGTATGGATCAATGGTCAGAAGGTGACTTCTCTGGTTGACTATATGGTTGGTAACGCCATCAAGATGATTGAGAACATCGAACCAAGTGTTAAATCTCAAAGCAAGGCAACAATCAATAAAAAAACGAAACTGCTCGATCAGTCTTTGTTGAAATTTGATATGCCTGAACTATTTGAGAGAATGGCGCAATTTGGAATCGAGTATAATCCTTTGGGAAATGCCGACCAGGGTTTTGAAGTGCCTGAAGATATCTATCGGTATATGGAGTATGATTACAAAGAGTATTCTGAAATCATCGCTACCACAATGTGTGAAGATATCCTATTGCGTAATGGTTATTTAGAAAAATTTAAGCAAGCGTTTTTGTATACTCTGCTTGGTGGATATGTAGGAGTTGAGAATAGAATTGAAAATGGTAAGCAGTATTTTGACATTGTTCTTCCACATAATCTTATTGTCGATAGGGCGAAAGATGACGATTTCAATTCTGAGGCCCGATTCGTAGGTAAAGTAGATTGGTTGAACATCACCGATATCATCGAGCGTTATCAAGACTCTTTGACTATTGAAGAGATTGAGGAGTTGAAGAAAATCAATATGAACAATCTCTATCAGCTCTTAGATTTGACTACACACCCGTATGCCACAAACTGGGCTTTCAACATAAATAATCTTCCAACCTTGGCTTGTGTAACCGGCTATTGGATTGGAATGAAAGATTTGGGTTATGAGAAGTCTGGAGACAAATTTGGCAATACCCACTATAGCAAAATTCGCAATGGTCGCAAAGGACAATTTTGGACCAAGACGATTTACAAAGGGACTCTGATTGGAAACAAATACATCGTTGACGCTGAAGAGGTAACCAATCAAGTTCGTAAACACGACAATCCTGGAGATGTTGAACTTCCTTTGAAGGTCTTCATTCCAAATATGGTAATGGGAGAGAATCGTTCTGTTGTGGCTCGTTTGCACCAACATCAAGATCGTATCGATTACATCACCAATGAAATCACCAAGATGATGACTCGTAGCAAAGGTAAAGTGTATCTGATTAACAAACAGAAACTCGGAACCTCTACTGCAAAGGATGTTATCTCTGATTTCGAAAGAATGGGTATTCACATCACTGATGGCTCTGCAACAGGAGAAGATTTTGTATCAGGTCAGGAAGCGAAGATGGTCGAAGTTGTAGATATGACTTTAGATCCCAATGTTAATTTGCTTATCAATTTGAGACAAGAAGAAGAAAGACTGATGGAAGAAATTGTATCAGTTCCTAAAATTGCTCTTGGTCAACAAAGCGGTTATGTTGGTGCCAAAACACAAGCAGGTACCATTGCACAGTCTAACTTGGGAACTACTTACTTGTACCAAGGCTTTATTCAGTTCATCCAAAAAGAATTGGCATTTGCCCTGAATCAATTTAAGGTTTCTTTGATGGATGAGTCCGAAGAGGAAATTCCTGTTATCGGAAGTCGTGGTAAGCAGTGGTTGAAAATTGTTAAGGACTTCCAATTTGAAGAACTTGGCGTTTATATCAAAGTGAAAGACTTTATCGATGATGCATCAAGAGAGCGTCTATTAGGTTTGGCTCAGGCAGCAATGCAGAATCAAATGATTGATATGCTTGACTATTTGAGAATCGAAAGAGCAAAGACCTATACTGAATTGATGAGCGAATTGGAATACTCTTTGAATAAGAAGAAGAGAGATGCTGAGAAACAACAGGCTATGATGCAGATGATGCAACAAGCCCAACAAGAACAGCAAATGGCTCAGCAGCAACAAGTAGCAGGTATGAAAGAAGAGGGTGCAAACTACCGAAAAGAATTGGATGTTCAAGGAAAGATGGCTACTACTATGGTTGATAAATCAACAGCCAATGGAGAAGAAATGCCAGCCGATTTGATGCAACAGATTATGGGCGGTGGTCAAGAACAACAACCTCCAATGCAATAAATATAGAATAAAGTTGTATATTTGAATATAATTTATTAATTTCGATAGAAATATGAGCGAAACTTTTTTGAGTGAAATTGCTGATCAGTTAAGAAATCAGACTCCCCTTGTGGAACCTACACCTGCCCCGGCACCTGTAGAACCAACGCCAGAAGCTCCTGTTGAGCCTGCACCAGCAGAGCCTGTTACTGCTCCGGTTAATCCTCAGATTACCGATAGTGTGACCACAGAGGCAAAAGAATGGTGGGAACAGGGCGAGACAAAAACTGCTGAAATTGCACCAGCAAATACGCCTGCTGAACCAGCAGAACCTAAATTTGATTTAGACGATGATTTGAAATTGCTTGCAGAATACAAAAAGAGTGGTAAGTCACTTGCTGATTTTGTCAAGGAGTATCAAATTGAAGATCACACACAATGGAACGATGAACAAATCGTAAAGCAAGGTTTGAAAGAGTTTATGAATCTTACAGAAGAGGAACTCGAACAAGCCAATTACGAGTATGATTCAGCCTCCATTTTCCAAAAGAAACAATGGGCCGAAAACTTTAAACAGAAGTTCGATGCGAAAAATGCTGATAAGTTGAAACAACTGACGGCAAATAATAAGCAGACATCTGAAGTTCAAGAGGCTATTGCTAAAAAATACGAAGCCGAACTAGACAATTATTCTAAAGAGGTTGTAGGCAAAGAAGTTTATGGACTTAAAATCACGGACGAAATGGCAAGTGATTTGAAAAGATTCATTAACGAAGAGTTTACACTTCAAAGAGAAGATGGTAGTTTCGACATCGAAAAAGTTTATTCCGTATCCTTATGGATGAAATACGGAAGAGACTTAGTAAAGGCTAACATTACAAAAGCAAGAAATGAAGGCAAGGAGCAAGTAATCAAAGAGGTTAGTAATCCGAGCAAGAATATGACTGCTAGTGGACGTAGTGTTGGTTCGGGACTTGAGGCCGCACAAGAGGCTTTTATGGCTATGTTCCCTGGCTAAAAAAAAAGGGACACAAAAAACCAAAAAAATAAAAAATGTCAACCATTTCAAATCTTCCATTAAGTCAATCTTTATTGCTTAAAGGACTTTCTTTGCCTAACAAAATGGCAATGGTGTATAGCCAAGATTATGGCTATAACGTGTTGACTCAGCTTACTTCTAAGTTGGCATCTTCTATCTCTACTCCTCAGAGTAAGGTTGAGATTTCTTCTTTGGGTAACTTGGGTGTTTATTCTAAAATTGTTGCTGCTCCAGTTGCTGCTGGTGCAGGTGGATTGACTGTAGCCGTTCAAGATGCTTCTAAGTTCCGTATCAGTGATATCGTTGCTGATGGTAACTTGATTCAAGCAATCGTTGTTAGCGTTGATACCGCTGGTAACACCTTGACACTTTCTCCTCATAGTACTGCTACTTTGAGTACTTCTACTCACTTCTTGATTAACACTCAGTGTAAGCGTTTCTTCGATGCTTCTGCTAACCGTTCTAGCCAAGGTAAGAGTACTTTGAACTACACACCTGATACCGACTTCGCTTTGACTGCGGTAACTCGTGAAAGTTCACACCAATCTCGTAGAGATCGTACTGCTTCTTTCGTGAAGTGGAATGGCGATTTCTGGTGGAGGTCTTATGACGATTTGACTTTGAAAGCGTTCGCCAAGCAATTGGAGTACAAATATGCTTTCTCTGAGCGTCAAATCAAGCAAGGTCCTTTCGGTGAGTACTACACTACTGGTGGTTTGCGTTGGTCAATCATCAACAATGGTGGTTCTTATATGTCTTTGACTTCTGAGTTGACTCAGTCTGTATTCAACGACTTCTTGGAGCAAATGGTTCGTGTATCTGCTGAAGGTGGACGTAAGTTGATCGCTTTGATGGGATCTGCTGCTATGGCTCGTTTGCAAACTATCTTGGGTGACTACATCAAATACGCTGGTACTGCTAACACCTTGGGTGGAACTTCAGTAACTGGTTTGAACGTGATGAAGTATGCTTACGCTGGTTTGGAAATCGAATTCGTTCGTTGGGCTTTGTTGGATGACGAGATGTTCCGTGGTGAATTGTCTAGCGTTAACGGTAAGCCTCGTATGAGTAATTCTATTTACTTCATCGATATGACTGCTATCCCTGCTGCTGACGGTTCTGGAACTATTGCTGCTATGCAGAAATACCACTTCAACCAAGACGAGTTGAT